ACCAGCCACATAGGCCGCCTCGATGAACCAGTCCCAGATTGGCTGGCAAAAGACCGGAATGACGATCTGCCACTGGATCGCTTCGACGATGCGGCGAAACTCCACGATCCCCGCACGGATCGACGAATAGTTCACCTGACTGAGATCGCCGGTCAGCAACTCGTAAGGAACACAGAATCCCGCGGCGATGATGTGAAGCTGCGCCCGGAGCCATTCGCTCACCCCCGCGGTCGCCGCCGGCTGATTGAACTTGATGTCCTTGCCGCCGCGCGCATAGGCAATCAGGCCGGGCTCGAACTGCTCGATGGTCTTGCCGTCAGCATCAACCACCGACGGGGCCACGCCTTGATCGGCGTCGTCCCCTCCGGTCACGATGCCGACTAGGCAGGCCTCAGTCTTCTTCCGGACAAGCTCGGCATTCGTCCAATCGTCGAGATCACGGAGCGCCCGCATGACCGGCGCGCCCCAAGGAACCCCGCGTTGCTGAACGCGGTCGCGTCTGAAGAGATGGACGACGCCATCGGCGGGAACACGAACCGAGGCAAAGCCGCGCGAGAGCGGCACCGCGATGTCACCCGGATGGTCCGGGAAGAGCCAATAAGCGAGCCGGCGACCGATCGGGTCATACTCGATCCCGCGCACCGTGCGGCTGCCGTCGGGCCGGCCGTCGATCCTCGACTCGTCGAGATGATCGGCTTCGTTGAGCTGAACTTGCAGCGGCACCGGCAAGCCATCGCCGGCGCGGCGAATACGGCGGCGGACGAAGATGTCGCCCGCCTCGACCATTCCCGAGACCGCGAGCGTCGTGAGCCCGTGAAAGTCGTTGCGGCCGTCGGCATCGCAGACCTCCGACCATTGTTCGAAAAGATCGTTGATGCGCTTATCGAGGGCTTCGTCGCCGGTCGCAGCGCGCGGGCAGATGCCCGAGCCGACGATATTGCTTACCCAGGCGCTGACCGCCTTGGCCGCATGCGGATTGTTCCGCACCAGATCGCGCATGCGATTGCGCAGAACCGCGCCTGCCGATGCGATCTCCGCATCGGCCGATGCGCCCGCCGAGCGCCAGCCATCCGTTCGCCGGCCGGCAGCAGCGCCGTCATAGGCGCGCTTCGTCAGGTCTTCGATCGCCTGGCGCGCGATCAGCCGTTTTACGGCGGCGCGCGGCGCGACGATCGCAACCGCGCGGTCGATCAGCGACGGCTCAGGAAGCAATCGCGCGCCGGTCATCGATCGCCACGCCCGAAGGAGGCAAAGCCCGCCACCGGCCGCGGATTGCCGGCGGCCAAGCTGATTGCGCTCTCGATGTTTTGGATGCGCTTCATCAAGTCATCGGCTGATGCGTATTCGACGGTCTTGCCGTCATAGGTCACGCGGAGCGTGCCGCTGGCGTAGGCGGATTTCAGCGCATCAAGCTCGGCCTGCGACCAGCTCATTTCAGCCATCCCTTGCCGCCGTCGCGGCCACCCAGCCACTCTGACCGGCGCTTCTCGCCGGGCTTCGTGTGCGGCCTGACCTGTCCCGCCGCGTGTTCCTTCGGACGATCCGCCGCGACCTGCTGCTCAAGCGCCTGCCATTTGGTGTCGAGCCAGCGATCGATGCCGAGCAGCCAGGCGGCGGCCCGCGCATAGACCCGGCAATCGAGCGCCTCGTTGCGCTCGCGCATCTGACGCCATTCCAATTTCGAGAAGCCGCGGCGATCTCGAACGGTGGTGAGCTGCTCGGCCGTCAGCTGCTTGACCCACTCGGCGGTGATCCCGTTGGCCAGGTGAATGAAGCCATCGGGGAACGTGATGCCTTCGGCAAACTCCTCATCGGTCGGGCGCTCAAGCCGAAGAAAGCGATAGGTCTCCGACTTGAAGACCGCGCCTGCGACCTTCCAGAGCTTCACGCCCCGGCGAATCTTGCGGCCATCCTCGGTGGCATCGACATAGCTTGGGCCATCGACGGGGGCGGAACGGTCGAAGCCATCCACGCCCTTGATCGCCACGGCAACACCGCCGAAACGACGCACCCACGAATAGACTTGCGAGGTTGTGCGCCCATCGCCCGAGTCGATGGCAAGGCGCGCGATCTGCATCACCGCGCCGCCCTGGTGCTGCCATGTGGCGCCGAGCAATTTTGTCAGTTCGTTCCAGACATCCAAACCGGCGGTGGCGCCCTCAAGCACCACATGATCGACGAGCCAGCTTTCGAGCCCGCGTCCCCAAGCCCAGATGTCGATCTCGATACGGTCGGGCTGAACGTCGGCGCCGGCGGTGAGCACAAGGCCGCCAGCCGGGACGATGCCAAGCGCATGATCCCTCGGCCGCTCATAGAGCCGCTTCCAGTCGGGGGCCTCGCCGCGCTCCTGCCAGGTTTCGCCGAGCAGCGTATTCTTTGCGGCCTTCAGCGCCGCATCATTTCCCTGCACCGCTTCCCATTCGCGTGCGATCTGCGCCCAGGACAGCCAACCGACCGGCGAATAGAGACCGGAAATATGAAAGCCGACGACATGCGGATCGGGGCATTCTGCCGTCGCCCGCCACTCGCCACCGGCGAGCATTGCCGTCTTGTGATGCTCAGCGATCCCCCGCTCGCAAGCTTCGCAAGCATATTCGGCGGTCTCGGGTTTGCCCTTGTCCCAGCGCAGCCGTTCGAAGCGAAGCCACTGCATCGTGCCGCAATGCGGGCATTGTACGAAGTACCGTCGCCGATCGCTCGCCTCATATTCCCGCTCGATACGCGAGAGGCCGCGGATGGTCGGCGTCGACACCATGAACACCTTCCGGCGATGACCGAACGTCCGCGTCCGCGCTTCGGCGAGCGCGATCGGATCGCCTTCGCCGTCCACGTCGCCCACATAGGCGTCGATTTCGTCCAGGAAGAGCCAGCGGGCGGGCATCGATCGGAGGCCGACGGCGCTGTTCGCGCCAGTGAGCACGAGCTGCCCGCCGGCGAAACGCTTCGCGAGCACGGTGTTGCCGCTGTCGCGCGACCGCGACGGCATGATCAGGAAGCGTAGTTCCGGGCATTCCTGGATCAGCGGCTCGATCCGCTGCTGCGACAGCCGCTTGGCGAGATCCGTGGTCGGCTGAACCGCGAGGAACGGACCCGGCGCCTGATGGATGCAGTAGCCAATCCAGTTGTTTCCGGCTTCGGTCGCGCCAACCTGGGCGGCCTTCATGAACACGATCCGCCGCGCCGGATGCGATGGCGACAGCGCGTCCATGATCGCCCGCATGTAGGGCGTGCGATCCGTTCGATACCGACCCGCTTCGGACGATGCGCGCGACGACAGGATGCGATGGCGATCCGACCATTCCGAAACCGTCAGCGATGGGTCGGGTGCGAGCCCTCGCGCCCAGGCGCGGACAATGTCGGCCTCGCCGTCATAGGCCTCACCTGAGTTCGACCCGGACGTCCGAGAGCTCGGCGAGATGCCGTCGGACATGCTGTTCCAGAACCGTTTCCATGACGTGCGGATCGACACGAAGCTCGGCCGCCATCAGCGCGGCGACACGCGCGGGCCATTGCACCCAGGCATCCCGTTCACGACGGGCCAGCGTGAACACGCTCGCAATCGCGCGATTGCGATCGACGAGATCGCCTTTGAGCTTGCCGAGGCGGATGCGGCGCTCCTGCGCCTTGATGACCTCGTTCGCCGTTCGCGCCGTCACATAGTTCATGCCGCCGGCGGCCGGCGTCTCGCCGGCTTCGCGCAGGGTCTCGCGCACCGCATCGACGGCGGCGATCGGAACCGGGCGGGTGGCGGATGGAGTGGCAGCCTCGGCGGGTTGAGGCTCGCGCCTCTTGCGCTGTTGTGCCGGATCAGTTGCCCGCGCCCAAGCGGCGTCGGCCTTTACCGGATCGATCGTGCCGTCGGGCTCGATTGAAATCCGGCCGCTCGATAGCGCCTTGCGGACAGCGTTCTCCGCCACGCCCCGATGGCGTGCATAAGCCCGGCGGGAGAGACCCATGCTGCTCCAGCGCTCCCGATATGCTCGTATTTCCAGTGACTTGGCAGTTGCTCTCCTTCGCCGGTCGAGCCTGAGTGAGTGCAGGCAAGATCAAGTGGAGGACAACAAATGGCTCGCAAGCCGCACCCGGCGGATGCCGCAAACGCCGCGATCATCGCGAACGCGGTTCGTTTCGATCTCGCTCTCTTCCTTGGGGTCGGGCAGTACGCGCGCGCCTCCGCGGACACCCTTGCCGACGCGCGTCGCGAGGCGGCGAACCTCGCGGCACTTCATCCGAATGGAAGGCGGGCGCTGATCTACGCGATCGATGCCAGCGGCCGATCGGCACTCGTCACCGATGACATTCCAACCGAAGAAAAGGAGTCTGCAATGAAGACCTATGCGAAGAAGTTCAATGCGCAGCGCGCCGCGAAGGCGGCTGGCCACAAGCCCGACGAGGTCGAGATCATCAAGACCAAGGACGGCTTCACCTTCCGCGTGAAGGCTGCTTTAGCTGCTCCGAAACGCGCCAACACCGCGAAGGCCGAATTGGCCACCGAAACGAGCCGCAAGGCGGCGGCCAAACCCGAGGCGGCTGCCACGCGCCCTCGCGACGGGAAACGTGCGTCGGTTGAAGCCGCGGCGCGCGAGGGCAAGCTGCCGGAGCCGCCGGACTTCAGCGCCGAGACGCACAAGCGCTTCCGGCCGAAGCTCGCGAAGCTCACCGAGATGGCAAGGGCCGGCGACATCGAAGGGCTCAAGGCGATTGAGATCAATCCGGTATCGACCAGTCCGCGAGCGATGCAGCGCTACCGCGATCTCTGCGTCATCGCCCTTGAAGCAGGCCGCATTGCCGCTTGATTACGACTTCGCAGTCCAGCGCCGTCCAAAAGCCGCGGCCCGGAGCTTCCGGGCTGTGGCTATATGAATGGACTTTCGACATTCGTCTGCGCTTAAGGTGCCGACTTTTCTAGTAAATAAATCACGATCAACGGTTTCAAGTCGTCGCGTTCACATGGATGCTGCGACGTAAAATTCTCAATCCATGCTCGACGCTCGGGTTCCGACGCTTTGGGGATGCGTCGCAATGATCTTTCCGATGAATGGCAACCGCCGCAGCCCTTGCGGTATGCCTCAGCTGGCGTTTGTGCAGTCGACGATCCAGAGGATTCGATCAAAAGGGCCGCAGTGAGCGCAGCTACAAAAAGAGGGTTCCTCATCGTCTCTTGTCGCATCGACGAAGGATGCATTCGATCACGACTCAATTATCTTTCCGGCAACTTGCCGCTTGGCATTGGTAGCATGCGAGTCAGCACATCATCCTTGCGAAAATAATGGTGCCAAAGAGCAGCTGCCGCGTGGACAAACGCAAGCACCAGCACCGCCTGTCCGAGAAACTCGTGGATTCCCTTCAGTGTTCGTGTCGCGCTCCGACTGAAAACATGATCGAGGGGATAGATGATCTGAAAAAGCCCGAAATCAATCGACCTGCCACGTGCCAACGTATATGCGATGCCACTAAGTGGAATAATCACCATCATCGTATATAGCGTGTAGTGGGTGAGTTTGGCCGCAACTTTCTCCCAACTGCGCATAGTCTCTGGCATGGCCGGCGGTGAATGCGCCGAGCGCCACATTAGACGCAAAATTACGAGTCCAAAGACAACAGTGCCCGCCGGATCGTGAAGGGCTTTCAGAGCTTCACGAAAGTAGCTGCCCTTCGGAAAAACTTCTCCACGCAGAAGTTCAATCGCGGCGACCGCGACTATCGAAATTCCCACGATCCAATGGAGGGTAATCGACACCCCATCGTAACGCGTTTGATCCTGTGGCATCTCGAAATCCGTTCTCGAACGTGCCCACATCGAACTGTGTCAATGAGAACAGCGAGGTCATTGCGATAGATCAACGGCCGGACGCATTGCTAGGATGATCACGGCTTCGACGGTCCAGCGACGTTCCAGAACAAGACGCGGCCCGGACCCTTCCGAGCCGCGCATAGCTCCCAGGCCTTCGCGTCGTAGTGTGGATCGGATGGAAACGGCGGGCGGCAACGCCCTTCGCGGCCAAACGCCAAGGGATAGACATGTATCTCGGCGCCGGCCACGTCCGACGGGCTGAGTGTGCGCCCCACCTGAACGACATGGCGCCGCGCATGCGGCCAAGCCCTGGCCAGGCTGCGGGCAAGCACTCCGGAACCGGCAGCGCACCAGATCTCATCCGGCTCGATCCCCGTCGCGCGCGCAGCCGCAGCAATCGCAATGATCGCCTCGGGCATATCGACGCCGAAGGGCACAAGCCTCGCACTTGTCCGTGCGCCGTATTCGCGTGCGCGGGCCTGAACGACCGAGAGATAACCGGGTTCGACCTCGATGACCTTCGCCCCGAGGCGAGCGGCTTCGAGCGTGCGATCATGCGGCTTGTTCCGTCGCGCAACGAAGATCGTCGCGCGCTTTCCCAGTTGCCTTGCGACCGTCGCCAGCGCCGTCTGCGCGCCACCTTCCGCGGGGCTGGCATAGACCGCCTCGTCGGCGCCTTCGAAGACGAGCCCGAGAAAGCGGGCCTTCGTACCGCCCGGATAAAGATCGTCACGAACGACGAGCACGCCTTCGTGCTCGATGACGATGGGAGCAGGGGCCGGAATTGAACCGGCTACCTCGCGGGCATGAGCCGCGCGCGATGCCGATGCGCCACCCTGCGTCAAAGCTCTTGTCCTTCTTCGGATTGGATCTCGCCGAACTCGACCAACCCGCAGGCTTCGGTCGCTTTGCGCGGGTCGCCCTTGATGAAGACCATCACGTTCTGGTGCGTCCGACCGAGCTTGCGCGAGACCTCGAACTGCCGCCCGACCCGGACGGGCAGCGAGCCAACGGCGGTCACGAGGATCGCGTCGTTGTAGAGCCGCGCGCCGGCGGCCTCGAAGGCATCGACGGTCTTGCCGGGCAGATTCACGTAGCAGCCGCGGTCATCGCGAATATCGCCAATCACCCATACTGCGAAGCGATCATCCCGGAGACGCGCGACCGCATCGCGTATGATCGCCGAGTAGGCGGCGAGGAACTCGTCGCGTCCCATGTTCGAAAGGTCGGCGGGATCGTCCGAATATCGTTCGAGATTCCAATAGGGCGGGCAAGAGAATAGAATGTCCGCCATGACATCGGCAGCCAGGGCTGAGACGTTCCGGGCATCGCCTGCGCGCCATTCCGGCGCCGGAACGTTGGCGAGATGAAGCTGGGCGATGTTTGCTTCAACCTGCTCGGGCCGCAATTCGATGCCGACATAGCGTCGACCAAGACGTGAAGCGATGATGCCGCGAACCGATCCGCCGGCAAACGGATCAAGGACCACGCCACTCGGCGGACAGAACCAGCGGTAAGCGATTTCGCATAGGACCGGATCGAAGATCGAAGTGCCGGTTGAGGCCACCTCGAGGATCGCCGCGCTCACCGGATCAAGCGCATCGGGATCGCGGTCGCCCTTTACGAAGGTGAGGTTGGTCATGGCAGCGCCCGCCCGCGACCATCCCCACGCGCTTTCGAGCGCGAATAATCGGTGGCGGGCAAGGGTGATCCTCCAGGCGCAGCGTTAGGTCGCGACATCGGCGATGGCTGGCCCATCTTGGCGCGGTCGAGAGGACGCGGACTTCCGCCTGGCGCCCCGCCGCGACCGAGCTCGGATCGGATTCCCAGATCGATCCAGGCTCGCTTACGGTCCTGCCACCACCCCTTTCGCGCGTCGAGTACGCTGAAGGGCGGAATGCCGAAGCGCTCGGCGAGCGTCGAGGATACGGCTTCCGCTTGCTCGGTCGATGCCTCTGCCGGAGCCGGCGCCTCGGTGTCCATCGCATCGAGAAGGCGACCAAGCTCGGCCTCGGCGAAGCCGAGAAGATCGAGATCGAAATCCTCGTCGCGAAGCGCCGCGAGTTCGGCGCGCAGCATGGTCTCGTCCCAGCCCGCATTCTCCGCGAGCTTGTTGTCGGCGATCACGAGCGCGCGTCGCTGCGCTTCGCTCAGATGATCGAGAACGATCACCGGCACTTCGGCTAATCCCAGTCGCCTTGCGGCGAGCAGCCGGCCATGCCCGGCGACGATCACGTCATCCGATCCGATCAGGATCGGGTTTACGAACCCGAACTCTACGATCGACGCGGCGATCTGCGCGATCTGATCATCCGAATGGGTCCGCGCGTTACGAACGTAGAGGATCAGCCGGTCAACCAGCCGGGTCTCGATCGTCATCATGGCTGTGGCCGGAATCCTTTGGACTTTCAGCGATGTTCCAGTTTTATAATCGGAACGTTCAGATCGGAGACCGATCCGTGGCCAGCAAGTCGCAAATTCAGGCGACGAGCACGCACCCCCGCCGCGCGGCTGCGCGCGGGCTTGTGCGCATAGAAGTTCAGGCGACGAGGGCCGATGCAGAACTGATCCGCGCCCTGGCCAAGACACTCCGCAACAAGCCGGAGAAGGCCAGGGTTCTGCGTTCGACATTGGAAAGGGCGCTCATCGACCCTGAGGTCAAGACCGCCTTCGATGTCTTTGGCTCCGATCTTCCAGACGACGCTTTCGACGGCGTCTTTGACCAGACACGAGTGCGAGAGTTCGAAGTTGATCCGTAAACGTCTGGGTCGACGCATCCGACCACAAGTTCAAGCCGCCGATCTCGCGATCTTCACGCGGACCGATAGTCCGGCCCGCGCAGCAAGATTCACAAGGGCGTCGAGGCTGAAATTGTCGATCCGCCCGCGCAAGAGATCGTTGAGGCGCGGCTGAGTTATCCCAAGCCGCTTGGCAGACTCGGCCTGCGTCACCTTCCAGTTCTCCACGACCTCGCGGATGGCGATCATCACGTCCGATCGCGCCTTCAAATTGGCGGCGTCGGCGGGGGAATCTTCGATGGCATCCCAGACGCTTTTGAATTTCTGTTCTTTCATCGCTCGGCCCTTCGCATCAAGTCCTTGAACCGCGCTATTGCAAGGTCAAGGTCGCGTTTCGATGTCGCCTGCGACTTCTTCTGAAAGGCGTGAAGCACGTAGACGGCATCTGCGAGCGTAGCGATGTAGATCACGCGGAAGGCGCCGGCGGCGTCTCGAACGCGGATTTCCCGGACGCCGGCGCCGACCGTTTTCATCGGCTTCCAGTCGTCTGGGTCAAGGCCACGCTGAACCCGTTCGATCTGGAAACCTGCCTCTCGGCGCGCTCCGTCAGGAAAAGAACGGATTGCGTCGAGCGAGTCTCCCACGAAAGAAACCGGCTTCATGTGCCTCTATATCAGGTTCGATATAAAACGTCCATTCCCAAGCATCGACCGATTCGCGCACCTGCGCACCCCGCGGGTGCGCAATGGGAGGGGTGCGCAACCGGAATTCGCATCTGTCGCTAGATTTTGATCGGGCCTTTGCCGCCCGCATCCGCTGATCGCCGGAAAGAACCTATGGCCGGCGGGGGATGCCGGGCGCGCGTCCTGCGATCATGCCAAGAATGATGCCGAAAAGCGTTTCAAGTGTCGCGCCCAAAGTTCAACGAACAGCGCCAAGCAAACGGCGCTCAAGCCACGCCCTCGCGCCGGTCATTGCGGCGATCTGCGGTGATGGTCTTGGCAGCACCCTTCGGTTTCGTCTGCTTTGGTGGCGCGGAAAGCCGATTCGCGACGGTGATCAGCGCTGCTGCCCAGCGTCGCCATGCGGTGGCTCGGGATATGCCGATGCGCCAGCAGATTGGCTTCCACCGAACGCCTTCCGCCCGCAGCCACACGATGCGAGCGTCGTCGCCATCGAGCCAGGCTAGCCAAGTGAAGGTTTCCTCCATGCGCGCGATCGCATCGGCCGTCGGCGGGATGCGGGCGAAGTGCGCCGGCTCCCATCCGAAGGCTTCGTGGATGTTTCGGACGACTGGTGGCCAAGTGCTGAAATATCCAGGCACGCGGACAGCAGGAAGGCGGCGCAACGTGGCCGCCGCCTCTTCGAAGCGGTCCTCGACTTCGGTAGGGTTCATCGTTCGAGCTCCGAGAGGATGGCAGCGTAACCTGCGGTGTCGGCGATGCTGTCGGCGTGTGCCGGATCATGGGCGAGACGTTGGTGTTTGAGGTCGAGAAGGCAGAGCACCACGCGCCGCGGCGTGACGGGCACGCCGAGCGTGAGCGACCAGCGCTTCGCCACGGCTTCGAAGAAGATTGCCGGATCGCCGTAGTCGTCGCGACGGCCACGGACGATCGCTTCGGCGTGGCGAAGGAGCAAGGAAGCGTTCACGGGTTGCCTCCGATCCGATTGGCGATAGCCCAATCAAGGAGGGCGAGCGCATCGGCTTCGTTGTCGTCGGCAGGCGTGTGGCCGCGTGCGCGCACGGCCTTGATCACTTCGTCCTTTGACGCGTTTCCCTTGCCGGTGGCGTGGCGCTTGATCGTCGCAACCGGGACGCCGAGATAGGGCGCGGAATGCCGCTCGCACCATGCGGTGAGATGGGCGAGGAAGCCGCCATAAACCTGCGCGGCGAGCGTGCCGGCATGCGCCCGCACCTCCTCGAACACGACGGCGCCGAACGGACCGGAGGCTTCGGATGCGTCGCCAAGGAAGCGCTCGAAGCGAAGGAACGCCATGCCGGCGCCTTCGAAGCGGCTTGGCTTGAATTCGCTCACGCCAGACGCGATGCGACCGGAACGCGGAAGAACAGCCCATCCGCAACGCGATCCGAGATCAAGCGCGAGGATCGCGCGCGGTGGGAGCACGGCGATGCTCCGCGCCGGCGGTGGTGTTGATTCAGCAAGGGCAGCGGCGAACATCAGATCCTCCGGATTGTTCAGAACGGGATGTCATCGCCGCGTTCCCAATCGATCGGCGGCTTTGACGAAGGGGATTCGGGAAGCGGTGCGAAGAAGCCGGTGACGTTGGCCGATCGGCGTCGTCGCCCTCGGGCGGAAGAAACGCCAGGCGTCGCCTTCGGGGGTTCTGCGCGCGTGGGTGCCGAACCAATTGGCAGCGCCGCGGGTCGCACCGCGGTGACGGCCGCGCCGGGAAACGTCGTCTTCACGGCACGCACCTGATCGCCGAAGGCGTCGATGGCGACGGCGACTTCGGCGAGCGTGTAGACCGCGCCGTTTCGCTCGCGGGCAATGGCCGAGGCTTCCTCGGCGGTTCGCACGATCGCGATCACCTCGCCGGTCGAAGGGATCGCGGTTTCCCAAACGGTCAACGAAAGCGGCTCCTTGCCGCCCGCCGTCGCCGCCTGATCGAGAGCGTTCCAGGCCCGCTGCATCGCCGTGGCCTGCGTGGCGACGGCATCGGGACGATCCGAGCGAAGCGCCTCGTTGAGCTTCTGGGCCTGCGCATGGAAGCGCGCGGCGAGCGTGGGATCGACAAGCTTCGGAAGGCGATCGGCGCCCCACTTGCGCTCCATCGCATGCGCGATTTCGTCGAGCCGATCGACCGCGGCCTGAGCGAAGCGATCGGCGCTCATCGGGCGATGTCCTGAAAGCGCGAGCGCGCGGCGTTTGCGCGCGCGCACGCGCCAAGGGGGGTATTAGGGGGGACCTCCGCCGCCGCATGCGCCCTGAATGGAATCAATGGCTTGCGGTCAAACCTCCGCACCTCCGCGCGACTTCCGCGCTTCAATGAAATCAGCCACTTAGAGGACAACCTCCGCGACCTCCGCAGCGGCATGGCATGACCGATTTCACCGCTCATGGGATGCCTCCTCGTCGCGCGGGCGCGGTCTTTCATCGAAGGGGACGAGACGCAGGCCCTTCGCCTTGTTTCGCGGATTGAAGACCGCGTCCTCGATGGCGCCACGGATCATCAGCCGATCGACGGCGTAGGAGACGCTTGATGACGATCGCCCGAGCCGGCGGGCGAGCGAGCGGCCATAAAAGCGCTCGCCGCATTGCGGCCGGGAGCCATAGGGTTCGCCGATGCGCCAGGCCCGATCGATCTCGGCGATGACCGCGGCTTCGGTTTCGCCGTCGGACGCCGTCGGTTCGGGCGGCGACGGCTCGCCCCGAACGAGCACGCCGACCTCGTCGCCGTTCGCAATGATGACGCCGACGCGGCGGAACCAGGAGGCTTCGCCGTCAACGAGCGAGAGGTTGGCTTTGGCATCGTCCAGGCGCACCCAGAGGCGGCGTTCGTGCTCAATGACGCCGAACTTCTCCGCGTCCCGCGCTGACATCGCGAACAGCGTCTGGACGACGCGGGCGACACCGGTGAGGGACGAGGCACCACGGGCGGCGTTCTGATTGCCGGCAAAGGCATCCGAGGATGCGGCTGCCGGCTTCGAGGTGTGATGGATCAACAGGACGGCGCAATCGCCGCGTCGCGCGACTTCGCGGAAGAGTGCCGCGACCTCGCGAATATGAGCGTTGTCGTTTTCCTCCACCGTATGCACTTCGGCGAAGGGATCGACGACAAGCAAACCGATGCCGTCGGCACGGATGCGCTCAACCAGCGCATCGACATCCGGCGTGCGCATCACCGAGCCGTCCTTGGCGATGCGGGCAACCATGAGCGCGCGATCGGCGCCGGAGTTCAGGGCGATGCGACCCCGCACTTCCTCGATCGGGATCGACCAATGCTGGAGAACGGCAGCAAGCCGCCGACGCAGCTCGTCGCTGTCGTCCTCGTTATTCCAGACCCAGGCCTTCGTGGTCTCGTGCACCGTCTGGCCGGTGATCTCGCGGCCGGTGGCTACGGCAGCCGCCTGTTCGACCGCGAGCGTCGATTTGCCGGCGCCGGGCGGCGCCACCTCGACGGTGAGATGTCCGCGTAGCAGCGACCGGCCGAGCAGCCAGCGCCGACGCGGGATCATCGCCGCGTCGATCTTCTGCACCCAGGCGGCTTCGATCGGCGCCGGCGGGCTTTCGTCGCCGACCTCATGCACCGGGTTCGGAATGCTCCACTTCCGGCGCGCCCCCGCGATCATGCGGGAGAGGTCGCGGCGCGTATCGTCATGAGCCCAGCCGGGCAGTGTGAGGCCTTCCGCCGTTGCCAGGATCTCGGCGTCCGACCAGCCGCGGGCGATCCAGTGCGCGACGAGGCGCACGACGTGATCGTGCCAACGGTCGCCGCGCCTCACGGCAGCGACAGCGCCCTCGACAGAAAGGCTTCCGATCGCCAATCCGCCGTCCGAGCGCAAGGCGACAGCCACTGGCGAAGCTGATGAGACGGCTTCGCTTTGGTGATTGGCAGCGGTCATTAACGGGGCGGGTTCGGGCGCAAAGGCGCGGGCGACCTGTTCGAAGACGTATTCGACCGGGCGCCCATCGGCTGGCACATGCACTTCGGTGCGTTCGAGGACGCGGCCATCCTTGGTCGGCCAGGCGACCGATCCGCCGAGGCGGAGAACGCGGCTCGGGTTGAGAACCGATGGGTCGCCCCCAATCGCGGCAGCAACATTCGCGCACAGGCCCCGCAACCGCGTTGCGTCCCGGCAGGGATTGTCGAGCCGCCACCACATCTGCGCTCGGACATGCGGATGCCGGCCGGTGACGACGGTCATGGTCGGCGGGACGCCGCGCCGCTTGCAGGTCGCGATTGCGGGCGCCACCACGTCCGAATCCACATCGGCCCAGATGCAGCTCGCCGCGAAGAAGTCCGCATCCGACGCGCGCCGGCCCGGCATCGTCTGAGGGCGTCGGAGCGCGGCACCGACATACACATTGACGCCGGGTGTTCGATTGAGGGCGACCGCGCGCTCGATCAGATCGTCGATGCGGTCGGTGCCGAATAGTTCGGCCGCCGACAGCGCACCGGTGCGCGCGTCGTTCCAGGCAAGTTCGATCAACCCGTCATGCGCGCCGTCGAGATCGCCAAGGAACACGTGCTCGAGCTGCCGGCGCATGGCTTCGGAGTCGGGCACGATGATAGGTGTCACGGCGGCGCGCATTTCGGTGGTCGAGGTTGCGTTCGGGACGGGGAAGGAGGACGGATCAGAATTCCGTCTCAAGCGCCGGATCGCGCGCCGGCGCCTTGGCGGCGGGCGGCGGGACATGGACCGCAGCCGGCGCGGCATGCGCGGCCGCTCCGCCCTTCCACACATCGACCTCATCGACGGGCGACGCGTCGGGAAGCTCGGCCGGGCGATCCGCCCACTTCACCAGTGCAAGCCGCGGGCGATAGTTGGTGCCGTACTTGTCCTTCATCGGATCGGCGCCGGTGCATGCTACGACCGGCACCTTGCCGCGGTTTTCGGCACGTCCCGACTGCTCCTCGAAGGCCGCATAGATGTCGCGAACGGCGTTCGAGAGATGAATCGAGGCGGACGAGAACTCGACCAGCCCGCCGAAGAATTTCTGCGAGAAGGCGCTGACGACGAAGCCGCGCTTGAAGTCCTCGCCGGGCGACGGCGCCGTGCGATCGAGCGACGGATCGATGATGCGCTCCGGTGCCTGGCCCTCGCGGAAGCGAAGCCAGCCGGTGCGGATGTTCTTGAGATCGAGCAGGAACATCGGACGCGCGATTTCCATGTCGCCGCCTTCCGGCGAGCGCACGAACCACTTGTCCGCCTTGGCATTGTATTTGACGTAGGGCTTGACGGTGCCGGAGCCGCCGATTTGAAGAGGCATGGTCTTTCTCCTTTCGCGTTGAGAACTTTCAGAACCCGAACACTTCCCGCCCGGCCGCACGCGCGGACGGGTCGGACCACCAGAAGCTTTCGAAATCAGGGACGATCAGACTCGCGAGCTCGCGCGGATCGTTTGAGATTGCGAGGAAGCGACCGAGCGACAGGGCGATCAGGCGGAGCGCTGCGAGATGGCGGCGCACGTCGTCGCCGGACATCTCGTAAACGCGGACCTGTTGCGGCTCTTTCTTGCCGGGCGCCGGCTTCGCGTAGGCGAAGCGCATCCCGAAATTGCCGTGGGCCGACGCATAGACCGCGCCCTGCCGCCCGTGTGGATCGCTGATATCGCCGGGGAAGCGTTCACTCGTCTTGAGATCGACGATCAGGCCATGGTCGGTGAACCGCCAATCGATGAAACCGATGATCGGCACCGGCACGTCATCGAGACGCAGCTCGATACGGTGCTGATAGGCGTCGGGCACGCCGTATTGGCGCAGTTCGGCTAGAGCGCCGCGCACATAACCCGCGATCTTGGGGCGCTCCTCGTCGCGGCGCGGATCGCCGGCGAGTGCGGTGAGACGATTGAACTCACGCTCGGCTTCGGCCGCGCAGTCATCGATCGGCTTTGCGGGGTCAACGAGCCCGAGATGGACGCCATGTTCGACCGCCTTACCGCGTGCGGCCGGAATGCCCGCCGGCGCCCTGCGGCCAAGCAGCCGCTCCATGATCCAGAGCGCCGGTTGCGCGGCCCAGAGATTCAGCGACGATGCGGAGAGATGGCCGACGCCGTGACGTTCGAAGGCGGCTGCGTTCATCGACCGCCTCCGACGAGAACAGCGACGCCGCGTTCGATCAGGTCGTCGGGGGTTTCGAGGAATTCGATATCTTCGTCGCGGAAGGCGACGCCGAGCTTCAGTTCGACCTCGCCGACGAGACCGAGCCGCACCAGCGGATCGAGCTCCCACAGCCGGTCATCAGGGTGTGGCGCTTCGCCGAAACGTTCGAAGAAGGCAAGCCGGACCGCGTTGGCGACGAGGGCACGGGCTTCTAGGCGCTGGGCGACGAGAAGGGGCGCGCTCATCGATCGCCGCCCCGGCGTGCGCCGTTCGCGATCGGGCCGCGTTCGCGTGAGATCAGCCAATCCCGGAAGGCGTCGGCGCGATAGAACACCTTGCGGCCGACGCGGATGCAGGGTGGCCCAATCCGCTGGGTTTCCCAGCGGGCGAGCGTATCGACCGAGACGCCAATTTCAGCGGCGACGTTGGCTCGGGTGAGCCATCCATCAAGGAGTGGCGCGCGTCCTGCCGGTTCTGCTTGTTGACCTTCCATGAAAGATGCCCTTCGCCATGCGATGTCCGTTGCAGGGCGAATGCGAACACGGGAGGGGCCGAAATGCTTAGGCGGAAACCGGCGGAAACAGGCGCATAGGACACGCTGGCAGCCTATTCACGCAGTGAATCAACGACATATGCCGGCAACGGATGCGAGTGGTGCGTGCTCGGATGTGGATCACGGCGCAATCCGGCAGAAAGGACTCGACTCCCAATCGATAAGAACATATAGGGAACATAAATGTTAAGCGTTTGGTCAACGGCAAGCCGAGGAGGACAGGATGAGTGTGGTGATCAAATATCCCTGTTTCGCATCGGGGGAGCCGGGGCGCCTGGCAGCGGAAACGATCCGTGCCGTTGCGACCGATCTCCGCCGGCAGCTTCTTGGCGTCGTCGTTCGTCCGCTTCGTATCGGCGATCTCGTGCGCAAGACGAAGAGCCTGCGCGTGAACGGGCGCACGCTCCGGATCGCTTGGGACATCGAGCATGCTGTTCATGACGACGGCGGCGATGGCGTTCTGGGTGTCTGCGAGCACGATCCCGACGTTCCGGGCACGGTCATGATCAGCCTGAATGCCGAGTTGCTCGACGAGCGGCCTGATCTCCTGCGATCGACGGCCGCGCATGAGCTTGGACATGCGGTCTTCGACATGCCGGCGGCGATGACTACCGGGACGGCGCGGGCATTCCGCAGCTGCCTTGAAGCCCGCGCGGCGCATGCGCCGATCGATTGGCGGGAATGGCGGGCGGACGAGTTCATGGGCGCTTTCCTCACACCCAAGCGTCAGCTGGCGCGATCTTTCGCTCGCGAAGCCGCCACACATGGCGTGCCGCTTCGCTGGAACGTCGAGGGCGAGATTCCCATGCCTTCGATATCCGCCAACGCTACGGACTGGTGCGTGGTCGATGCCATCGCGGCGGCGCTCGCGGAGGAGTTTGGCGTATCGGAAGCGTTCATTGGCGTCCGCCTCCGAAAATACCGACTGGTTCGCTGAAGGAGGGCAGCATGGCGTTCGGACTATCGGTCAGGGCGAAACGCACCGAGCAGGGCATCGGCCTCAATGACTTCGCCGAACGGCTCGGCGTGTCGCCGGCCTATTGGTCGCGCGTCGAGCGCGAGCAGGAAAATCCGCCGCGCGATGATCTGGTTGAGCGCGCCGCCGCGATCCTGGGCGTGCGCATGGACGACCTGTTCGTCGAGGCCGGGCGCTTGCCGCCCGACATGCGCGACGATCTCAAGCAGGTCGTGCAGGCATATCGAAGGCTGCGTCAGCAGGCGCGTCGATGA